TCCGACCTTATTAAGTGATCGGACGAGAGAGTTAAACTCATCAGCAACAATACTATAATCAACATCAGCCAGTTCCTCGTTTTTGTTGAGATCAGAAACTGTTTTAAGTTCTTGAACATGATCGGTACATTCTTGGAGCAACATGCACCCCTGAGCATGAGGGGTGAAGAACTCATCTTCGGTGATTGGATCAGCAAATACAGGAGTTCCCAAAGAAACTGCTGCAATCATAGCAAGAATAGTTTTTTTCATAAGTTGTCATCACTTCTGGATAGAATCCCAGTCTTTTTGGAAAATAGCAAGTCCTTCACGGGTCAGGACACTTTCATACATCTTGTTGAAAACACCTGGGGGAATAGTACAAATGTCTGCACCTTCACGATAACAAAGGGCAACAACTTCTGGACTACGTACAGATGCAGCAAGAATCTCGGTAGGACATCCGTCCTTCTTATAGATTTCGTAGATAGTACGAATCAATTCAAGACCATCAAAACCATTATCGGTAAGACGACCAACAAAAGGTGAAATGTAAGTTGCACCAGCTTTTGCAGCAAGTACAGCCTGAGAAGCAGAGAAGATAAGGGTAACATTGGTACGAATATCTTTTGCGGTCAGATGACGACAAACCTGCAAACCATCACGAGTGCAAGGCAACTTAATAGTAGCTTGGTCTCCGAACTTTTCAGATAGACGGACACCTTCATTATACATCTCACCAACAGTACCAACAACTTCCATACTGATATCAGGAATACCAGCATCAATTAGTTCTTGATATACATCTTCTGGATCGCGACCACTCTTCATGATGAGAGATGGATTTGTTGTAACACCATCAACCAAACCAGTCTGAAATGCCTCATGGATTTCAGAAGTCTGTGCGGTGTCAATAAAGATCTTCATTGTTCAATATAGTGGTGAATATGCATGGGTAACACCCCATACAACAAACAAAGCAATTATACCAAAAATTATCGCAGAATACAATACTAGAGTTGTGTTTCCTTTCATGATCCACTCCCGTTTCTAAAACCTATCATGTAACCAAGATATATTCCAGACAACCAAGCAACCATCATGTATAACATCTGAGTCATTGCATTGATTAGTTCTATTGCCTCAGCATTACTCATGATCATCGTAAGTCATACGACAATCTGAATCCCACTCTGGTTCATAGAGTGGACATGGTTCTTCAAATAAATGTCCCATTCTAAGTTGGTGAACCCTTTCCCTGAGTGATTTGTAAAATTCTCTTTTTTGATCGTCGTTCATTTACCTTTGATAACTCTTTCTACTTGTTTACGAACATGATCTTTTTTTTGTTGGTCATCATAGTCTTTTCTGGAATAACCATGCTTACCATGATAGATAAAATGCCCCTGAATAATCATGGTTGCACCGAATAATCCGATGACAACCACCCAAATCCAGTCTACAAGTGAATGTTCAGCCATGGGAAGATTGGCGGAATTACACCTATCAACCTCAAAAGACCCTCAGCGAAGAGAGCCAAAACAACCCACCCGACACACATACTGATGATAGAAGCATTGCGGTTGTGTTGACGAATTGCTGCATCAATCATCTCCTGTACTTCTGTACGTGAAACTGACTCATCATCATACGGACTCATCATGGGGTTCCTCCTTGTCTCCTAGAAATTTTGATAATGGATCTTTACCACTTCCAACTATAGCACATGCCCTTTGATAAAACATGTTATTAGTGTTTCCAGAAGCCTCGAAGGTTTCCTTAACTTTCACCCAATTATTATAGGTGTGTTTGTCCATGTGATTATTGAGTTGTACATGGCTATATAATAGTTACAAGCACTTAGTTGTCAATCTAATATGTTCATCTCGTAACATAGATTAAGAAATTATTAATCTGAGGGTACCATATTAAAGAAAATAGATACACAATATCTCCCCATCTGTTTATTTTCATACTGGGCATCTAGTTTTACAGGGATTACTTCGTGATCCGCCCAACTAGGGAATAAAATTAATGTATTGTTACGAAACTTAACAATTTCATTTGAATCATGAAATATTAAGTCTCCTCCAGTAAATTTTTGTGGTGGATTACAGAACCAAATCAATCCCGTGTAATGACACGAGTCACAATGTTTTTTATAAAATCCGTCATTTTCATAGTAAGACAATAGGAGACTATAGGTATTCGTATCCAGAATATTTCTATTCATTGGACTTAAATCAAAAAACTCATGGGTAGGTCCCTGTAGGACTTTATCTGCCAATCTCCATGTAGGAGAGAATCTTTGTTGTTTATAAACGTCACCAAACCACAATGCTTTCTTGGTTGTCATATCTGGACTGAAAGCACCAGATTCTTCCGCATCATCACTTAGAACAATATTATGCGAAGTAAAATAGTTCAGTTCTCTCATAATCAAAGAGAGTTCTGAGTTTGTATAAAAATTATCTTTCCTGAGATATGGAATCTTGTCCATTCAAGTACTCCTTTTCATTTTGATAGATCTGTTCCTGTCTTGTCCACAATTTATATCCTTGAACTACTTCTGGTATCAACCATTCATCAACCCTATAACAATATTTCCAATTAACGGGCTGGATGCAGTTCATTACAACTACGTTCCAGAATGCTATCAGATGTATTATTAGTGTTTGCATTCCAGTGTCTGATTACTCCTGCAGTAATAAAAAAATTAGTAACCAAATAAGAAAGGAGTATAATAGTACGTATGATAGCAATATTGTCCGCATCTCGTTTGGATCTGCCTTCTTTTTGTCCGAGTGCATAACACCAGATTCTCCACATTAATGAATCTTCTTTTTGTTTGGACTTTATATATGCTTGAAGAGGGGATCGAACCCCCGACCGCCTCCGTGTAAAGGAGATGCTCTACCGCTGAGCTATTCAAGCTGGAGCGGATTATCGGATTTGAACCGATGACATTCAGCTTGGAAGGCTGACGTTCTACCACTGAACTAAACCCGCATAAGACAACCATACCAGAGAAAAATATGATTGTCAAGTGTCGATGAAAGGACTTGAACCTTCACTCTCGAAAGAACTGGTACCTAAAACCAGCGCGTCTACCAATTCCGCCACATCGACAATACACTACACTTGTCCGAATGCTTGCTATGGGGCATTTAAACCCAACATTCTGATAGTTTGTAATGGAGTAAGACGCAGATCCTCCGCGAATATCCAAAGGGGGTTGATTCCAAATTAATGGCACCTTTGTCGGGAACGTCTCAAGTTCCTCACTCCCCTTCCTGGGATCGAACCAGGGACCAAACGATTAACAGTCGTTCGCTCTACCGCTGAGCTAAAGAGGATTAGGCAGGTCATCCAGGACTCGAACCTGGGACATCCGCTTAGAAGGCGGAGGTTATATCCACTTAACTAATGACCCTCGACCTTTTTCTTTTCCTTGAAGTACATAGTATAGTACCTCTTCTTCATTTCGTCAAGAGTTTTTTGATCTTCAGAAAACCCCATATACTTGAGGAGTTGGTAAGAACCTTCCAATTCACTAATCAATCTTAGTATATTGGTGGGGGTCACGTCAAGACCCCCTGGTGTATAATCACCCAAACTTGAGTTTGTTGGCATAAACGTATGCGTAGATTTCGCGATTACCTTTGATACCCCAACCCAACCAGTAATATGCAGGAACCATATACTGATGAATAGTCTTACCACTTCCCTCAAATTCTGGAAGATAACGTTGGAACACCGACTCATTAATCATATAACGAGTCTGACCTTCTAGTGTACTAGGGTCACATCCATACTTCTGACAGAACCTACCAAGATTATCGTAACGATTTACCGAGGTCCATTGAATCAGACCATAACCACCAATATGGCAGTTGTCATAGGTTACGCGAGCACCACCTTCACAGATGTCAGGAATGAACTTGGATTCCTGTTTGATGTTACCCATGATCGTTGCAAGAGCATTGCGATCAGTAATTTGGGTATTTTCTTGAAGTTGTTCGAGAACATATTGTTCTTCAGGAGTGCAATCTTCGCACTTCCAAGATGCTTGGACATGAGGAACTACTTCTAGTGGAGTTCCCTCCACCTTAAGCATCATGTCATCACCATCACCTGCACATGCAACACTACCAAAAACTAGTGCGAGTGCAGTTAAAGTTCGTTTGATCATTGAAATAAATTAGTTAGCGTAATATGCCTTGTAATATGCAACGATACCATCAGTTCTAACATTACCCTGGGAAACCCAATCATGGACGCATTCGTAAATACTTTGATTGGAATACCTTGGCGACCCATCTGAACATAGTTCATATCCAAACTTCTTAAGAAGGATATTCAATCCTTGAGTTCGGACATCCATACGTTCATCACTATAACGCCAATCATCGGTGGACATTTTCTGATCCTCCTTGGAACATTTCCGAACCACCAATCGGATTCAACTGAATAGTAGTTGGAGCATTTTTTGTAGCCATTTCATACATGAGTTGGTGAATATTCTCTGGTTCACTACCAGATTCTTCACGTTCCTTCTCTTCTTGCATCTTGATTTCAGTTTCAATCTGCATATAATCCATCTGTTTTTCAGTCAGAATAGGTGCAGATCCAAACCAAGGATCATCCACAAGATAAGCAGGAGCAGGAATTCCAATATAAGGAGGTTCTGGTTCCTGCAACTCTTCACAGGGAACTACTTGTTCATCAATCGCACATTCAATATCTTCCTCTTTGATTTCTTCAAGAGGCTCTGGTGCAATAACTTTTTCAACAACTTTGATCAGGTTACGAAGTTTCATTCTTCTTGAAGTAGTTATGAGTATATATGACTATTGTTCTTGGAAGTTTTCTTTGAACTCCTCATAAACAGCAGTCGCATTCAGATAGTCACCCATAGCCACTAGGTCATGGATGCGATCAATGATTTGGTCCTTGAGATAGTCTGTCTCATTCATCAGATCTTGTTCCATGAAAGTAGTCCTTCCTGTAGTAACGGCCGAGAACATTAGAATTGTAGAACCTCGGAACCCCGTTGTCAAGCGATTCGGTTAGGACTCCCTGAACGAACAACTGACGGGTTTCCTCGTAATTCACTTTTCCTAGTGTACTATGTATACTGAGAATTTCACGGGTAAAGTTCTGTTTTCCGAACTTTTTAATGTCGTCTTTCAACTCAGGGCAAGACCCATAATACTTCTTCCAATCAGACTCAGAAGTGACTCGGCGTTTACCACCTTTTGGTTTTCTTTTCTGAACGAAATACTTTCTTCCAATATACTCTCTACCATTCAAGATATTCGTAATCTTATATACGAATCCGTAGTTATTTCCAATATCTTCTGATAAAAATGCACGACCCTTGTAGATCCAAGGGTTCTCATAATCTATCATATAGCTCTCTAAAAGTAGCTATATTTATTTCTGAAACTCCACAGAGTAATTTTAGTCAAAAAAAGAGGACCCGTCAAGCGGATCCTTTTTTGAGAAGTTTTTCTGTTGTTTTTGGGTCTTTAGGATTTTGCAGATCTTTATATCTCGCGAACAAACTTTTTTGTTTATTCTCTTCCTTCATTCCTTCAGAGAAATGTTTGAATGTCTTCACTCTTTCTCCTCGTTTAGCATCTCTGCACGGAGAGCAATGATATCATTAATACTCTCAGCAGTCATTTTTCTAACAGGACCCTGTGGTGATGCAGTGTTCTTGACGTAACCTTCCTTACGTTTCTTAACTGCTCTGTCATAGTTCTGAGATGCCTTTGCTCTCAGTTCGGCTCTCTTCTCAGTATTCTCTGGACCTCTGAGCATCATTGCCTGTTTGTCTCTTCCCTTAGAAGCCGCGAGTGCAGTTTCTGCGGAGATCTCATGGATCTGTTCACCTTGTGGTTCGTGAGAATTCTTCAGGGAATCGAGTGGATTCAGATCACTAGCTGCATCTGCGGCATTAGATGGAGCACTACGTACCATATCCATTGCCTTATCCTTCGCCATGTCCTTCATCTTGAGTTTCAGTTTAGCCTTCATACCCGACTTCGCACCTACCTTTGCAGCACCCTTTGCAGCGGCAGCACCTGCCTTTGCACCAACTGCACCAACTTTAGCACCAACTGCAGCGGCTTTACCGAGCATTGCAGGAACTGCTGCTAATAGAGGTGCGATCTCATCAACTTGTTGTACTTCTTCAAAGTGTGGGTTCTTCATTTTAGTACCCATCTTCTCCATGTCCTTACGAGCCTTCTCGTTATTTTCCTGACGTTTCTTCATATCTGTTTCAAGATATGTGTCGTCTTTCTTCTTCTCAGTAACTACTTCTTCTTTAACAGGAGTAAACTTAAAATCTTTTACACGAGAGATTCCAGCACTCTTGGCATCATAGTGTGGGTTTCCTGTACCCATATGAGGTAATTTTTTCCTCGTTGTCTTTTTGGATTTCTCTGGATCTACTTCTTCCTTCTTATACTGGGGATGATCGTCGAGTTTCATACCACGCTTCTTCTCAAGACGTGCCTTACGCTCAGCAGTTCCTTTCTCGGGATCCTCATCACGGACACCTTCTGACATTTTCTTTTTCTTTGCTTCAATCTCTTTGTTTTGACGCATGATTTCTTTAATGCTTCCAGAGATACCTGTGAATCCATCCTTAGAAGGATCAGTCTGTTTCTTGGAGTCATCTTTATAACCACCAGCAGAACGAGCTGCACGACGATTCTCGTCCAACTCAAGTTCTTCTTTCTTGAGGTTTGCCTTACGATACTCAAGATCTGCGCGAGTACCTTTGTCCATCTTACCTTGAGACTTGGGTTTAGTCTTACCACCTACATCAGGTTGCATACCAGGGTTTGCTGCCTTGACTCTACGACCATGGGTGTATTCTGCACCACTCATCTTGGAGTCACCAGACACCATCTTACCACCCTGGGAACGGGAATCTGCATATTCTTTGTCAGACTGACCATGCTTGCCCTTATAACCTTCAAGAATTTCTTCTTTCCATGACTCACTCATAGATACCATCATACCGATGGCAGCTTCTTCAGTTTCCGCGAAACCTTCGTCTAGTAAATAGGATTTAATGATGTCGAACTTATCCATCGGTGGCAAAAAGTACTTTTATGCTGTTATTTATTATTGCCAACATCTGATATAATAAATAACCGATTCTGGGAAACGATAAATATAAAAATAGGGATACACTGAGGAAATTTTAATGTCTAGACTGGGTATCAATACAGGCAGTAGCGCTAATGATGGTACTGGTGATTCATTGCGTTCTGCAATGGGCAAAATTAATAGTAACTTTCAAGAACTCTACGATACCTTTGGGGATGGAGATGATCTAGAAAGTTATGTAGATAGTGCGGGTATTTCAACAGTCGCAGAGAATCTGACTGGGAATCCGATTATCAACACAACAGGTGTAGTTATTGCGGGAATCGCATCCGCAGAAGCACTTGAAGTCAGGAACATCACCGCAACAGGTGTCATTACCGCAACACAATTCTTCGGTGATGGTAGTCAACTCGAAAACGTAGTTGCAACCAATGCAGGTGTTGAGATTCTAGACGACTCGGTTAGAAAAGGTATTGCAAAAGAACTCAACTTCGGTAACGGACTCACATTAGGTGATCCCGATGGTGCAGGTCGTGTCCTTATTTCCCTAACAACCTCAGTAGTCAGTGGTGGCGGAACAGTCGCAGCTGGTATCGGAAGTATCGAATTAAGAAATGATAACGTAATCCTCGGTGAATTCTCTAAGATTGACTTTAATGAAAATCTTGGTGTAACTGTTGCAGGTGGTATTGCAACAGTTACTGGAATCACAACTATCGTAGATGCAGCAAGACTCGCATACTACACTCCTCTCGCAGGTGTATCCTCCCTAGCAGATGTAGCAAAGACTCTTACAACTGATTCCTACGTTAATACCACTGGTATTATTACTGCATCCCAGTTCTGGTCAAATGGAGAACTTGTAACTGGTTCTCAAGGTACGGATGGAACTCAGGGTCCATACGGATTCCAAGGCGTTCAAGGTCTACAGGGCACACAAGCATCTCAAGGTACTCAGGGACCATACGGATTCCAAGGCATCCAGGGCGTACAAGGTCTCCAAGGCACCCAGGCAGCGCAAGGAACCCAAGGTGTTCAGGGC